TCCACAGTAATACTTGATAATTTTTTATTGGCCCAAGTTTCGCCACCAGGATCGATTGCAAAACAACGTGTAGCAATGCCAGCTTCAGGATACTCATTATCTTTTTCATGGTACCACCAATGAGTTCTATAATAGTTAGCTGCCTGTAATTTAGATCCAATATCATTGGTTATTTCCGCATTTTTCGCTCCAGGGGCAGTAACCGTAACACCATATAATTTAATATGAGCTTCTGTCCATTCTGCCATAGCTAAAACAGCATCTTCAGTACGATCCACATAACAAATACCGTAGAAGTCATTATCAGCATCACAAATCATTGCCATATTACTGCTCACATCAATATTTGCAGCTGGCTCCTGGCTACTAACTTCTAGTTTTCCATTTGGAACGACTACAAAGCTTGTTTTGGAATCAGTGGATTTAACAACAAGTTCATCCTCCATTACAGATACCGCATAAAATTTAGGAGCAGTATCCAATTCATCAATCTTATTAGATAATTCCGTCATTACCTTATCTACAGTATCAGACGATTGAGCTGTATAATTTGCTTTGATTTCAATCAAATTGCCATTACCATCTAAACGTTGTACCGAAACACCATATTCTGCTCCTTCTACAACAGCCATCGGCATTTTTACCTTTACGGTATCACATTGGAACCGTCCTATTTTAACTACACTTGGACGAGGGGTCTGCGCAAATGCATCGCTTGCCGCCTGATAAATAGCATCTGTTGATGTAAATCCCATATCCATCAACTCATCTACATCAGTAATAGTCAACACACGGCTCAAACTGTTTGCATGTGGACCAACAATCATCAAGGTGCTAAATCCAGCACTACTAATGCCTGTTGTATTTAAAGATATTTGGGCATTAATGATTCTATCAAGATTAGCCATATTATTCATTCTCCTTTTCAATATTTATATTTGCTTCAAAATGAACACCTGAAGCAATCACATGATTGGTTCCCTTTTCAGTTAACTTGCCCTCAATAAATACCGTTTCAAACCAGCCAGGATTACAAATCGCATCTCTATCGTAAGAAACAGTTAAATCAATTGCGGCTTCTTCAACGTAACGACTATCATCAATTAAATCAGTAAGATCCATGACACTACCAATACTATTTACAGCAATGTTAGCTTCTTGAAATTTATCGACTATAGTTGGTAATGTTAAGTACCCATTTAAAAGTGAAAGAACCTCGACACTACCAGTGCCAAAGGCTCTTATGTTTAAAGTTGTTTCTACCAATCCTAAAATATGTACCTCTTCTTTTTCAGGTACCCATTTTTCACTATTGCCGATATTCTTCTCAGCCATCAAATCAATAAGAAGGTATCGTTCGTATTCAATTGCAATATCTTGCTTCGATTGTATAACCGGTAATCCCTTATATAGATCACGTAAGCAATATGCAAAAAAATCTATAACTTTTTCTCTGGCATTAACTTCACTAATGAGATCTCACCTCCACTGCATACATTCTCCAATGACTTATTACACCACACTGGTATGCATCTGCAGCAACAATTTCATACTTCCGTCCGAGCCACTCAAATTGATCAGCCTGTATACCAGTCCCCTGGTCGGCCATATATAATTCCGTATCAGAATAAACTTTTACAGCATGACTCCCACGCCTACCTTCTGGTAACGCATCCATTTCCGTAGCTTTTAACGGTTGCACAGATGCCTTTATAACAAAACTCTCCTGAGCAGGAAGAATAAATTTACCGTTACCCTGTAAAATCGGTTTTCCTTCATAACGATAAATCGTTAACGGCTTTCTAAAGCTACTCATCTGATCTATCTCCAATCTCATAACGAACCGACTGTCTCATGTGACCAGTATCAATAAGAGGTTTGCTACTTTTCTTTTTTCTAATAGTTGCTGGGCTATTTGGTGTAAACGGTCCGCTACCAATTTTGCGCTTAATCTCCCCTTCAATATATTGTCCGGTTCGTGCAAGCGCCTTACTAACGTCAGCGCCATTAATGATAGCCGTAACAGCTGCCTCAGCATGTTCACCAATTTCATCATATTTCTCATCAAAAGTTGCCCTTATAAAACTACGTTCTGGAATAAGAATTAACCGTCCCATGCTTCTATGAGTACTACTAAAATTCGCTTTCGATTTTTTTACAAATCTTCCATTATTTGCAAAACTGCCATCTTTTTTTACCTTTCGGTAAACGGTAACCTCACCTGGATGCTGAAATATCATTGCGCCGAATTCTTGAACTGCAGCAACAGTAACAATGTCTGCAGTTCCATCTTTCGTTTTCCCCCCCTGAATACCAGCCTTAACCTCCTTTTTAGACAATCCTCTCAATTCTTTGAGTAGATCCTTCCATCCGAGATCAATATCCAATACATCGCTCATATTAACCAAACCTCGTAACAATTGAAACTATGCACATATCCCTTATACGTTTAAATTCCATGCCATAGGCAGTTTTATCTAAATTGTCAATATAAGAACCAGTGCCAATCCCTGAAGAACTGTAAGAACGTGCCAAATCGCCCTCTTTTTCAGAAACTAAACTGCCAGCAGTAGCAGCCGAAGATCCTGCCCCATTCTCTGCAATAACATTGATGTACGCTAACCGATGAGCAACAAGGTATGCTAAAGCCTGATCATATAAATCGCCAAACCTTTCTTTATTCACCATCGGTTCACAGAGGTTACGCATTGCTATAATCATATCTTCTTTAGCATCTGCTAAATCAGGTGCTAACAAGCGAAATAATTCAACAAATTTATGTTCTTCTGCATCCATGATCAGTTACTTTCATTTGCTTTAATCAACGCTATTTTTTCTTCTTTGGTCTTTGCACCAGTTAAGTCAATACCATGCTCAGAAGCATAAGCCTCTAATTCAGACACCTTCACATCTTTAAAATCAACTACTTCTGGGTCCTGGCTATTACTGGTTCCTTCACTAACAATCGAAGCAGCTTTACAATTTTCCACTTTTTCTAATTCTTTATTAGCAATCATATCAATTACAATCGGATGAGAGGCATAAGTATCACTTACCTCAGCAGAATATCCTGGAATAATTTTTTTATCCTCAACAACAATTAACCGTTTAGAAATATTTTTTAACAACATATTTTTACACTCCTTTCAGATATAAAAATAGCTCTCCTTAAAATTGGAGAGCTATTTAATTTAGATACCTTCTGCCATGCAGATAGACAGAGGATAATATACCATAACACCGGCAGTGGAAGAATCACAAGGGACCACCATTTCCAAATTTTCCCTTTGAGGGGCAAGCTGCTCAAAAGGCAGCGGAATTTCCAAAGAAAGTGCGTTTGCATCATTTCTGTAGATGAACATAATATCTTTGCCACCAGTCCCAGCACCAGATGCTTCATGGATAGACTTGATGGTTTGAATATAAGGATTTTTCTCCTGGAAGAAGCTTAAAATAGTCTGCCCGCCAGAATCCGGCAAAAGCGTAGTTGCAATGATATTATATTTATCAATTGGCAACAAAATAGTATCCGGAATTTCAACGCCTTTGGTTACATCAACAATCATAGAAACCGCATTATTCATATCACGAAGAATCTGTACTGGTGTTTTCTTATCCCAAGTAGTAGCAGAACCTTCACCATCTGCAGGTAAAACATACTTTGTAATATTTGGATGTTTAAAAATACCAAGAATTCCATGTTCTGCATCGCCCTGAAATGCAATCTTATTAACCAAAGCATCATTAGCTCTGCGAGCAGATTCTGCTTTGCGTGTTGTCAACGGTTTCCCCGTCATTTTCGCCCGGCGAATATCTTTTATAGAATAACCATAAGAAGTACCAATATCAAACACTTTGACAATTGTGCGCTGGGCTTTAACATCTGCACGTGGCAGATCATCAGCATAGTTTGTAATAATCTTAGCCATGCCAACAGAATCGTAGCTATCAAAAGCAACAGTATCAGCACCTGGATCTGCTTCGCTAGTAACGGGGAAAATGCTCATTGCATTATTTGCAGGAGTTTTTACATCATATGTTTTGGCTTTTACTTTCTGAAGTTCCTGAGCAAAAAATACGCTTTCTCCTGCATCTTCACGAAACAATCCAGAAGTTTTACAGGCCATTAAGTCTTGTTCATCATATCTCATTACATTACTCATATACATATCCTCCTTTATTCGTTACGCACCGGCAGTAACAGTAACATTTGCATGTCCAATTTCAATTTCAGCAATACCAGCAGCGGCACTACTAGTCAAAAAAACGCAAGATACACCAACAGCTTCAATTCCACTTGCAACAGCCTCATCAGTAAAACCATTATCTGCAATTTTATAATTGGCAACCTTCCCTGCAGTTACAGCTTTAGTAACCGGTACCCAAATGCGACCACGAGTCATTACTCCCACGGAATAACCAACAGGATAGTACGGATCATCGGGTTCTTTGTGTTGATGAACCGTAATACCAATTACATCTTTTAGAGTACCTGTTCCTGCTTTTTTTATTTGCTTTGCTGGATTCGAACCACGAATGACCGGCACTCCTGGATCAAGAGCTTCTTCTGCAGCAAAGCTATCAATTGTTTTATTGCTCAAATCAGCAATCTGCCCAACAAGGGCTACATCCATTTCACCATATTTCAGTTGCATATTATTTTTCCTCCTTTTTATTGGTCATACGGTCAATCATATCTTGACGATGTTTTGCAGCAGGGGTTTGAGATTCCTGCCCGTCTAATTTTTGACGCGCCTTGTTAAGTTGTTGCCGTACTGCTTCGTCAGTATCATTCAAATCATTTTTGATACTGTCATAATAGGCATTGATGTAATCATCCGTCTTACCTTCAAAATCAACGCTATCTCCACGCAAAGCTTTAACAATAGCAATTTTTAAAGCTTTATTATCAAGACCGTCAGTTTTTTCTACCTGCGCTTTTTTAGCACAAGCATCCAACTCTGCACGTTCCTTAACCTCTGCCTTAGCTTTTCCAACAGCTTTTTCTATAGCAGCTTCTTTTTCAGCTGTAGCCGCATCAAGTTTACCTTTCAGAGCATCTCGTTCAGCTTCTGCCGCATCAAGTTTTACTTTTTGGTCTGCAGCATCTGTCTTTACATTTTCCAATTCAGTCTTAACCTGAGTAAATTTTGTTTCAGCAGCATCTGCTTTTGCATTCGCAGCGTCACATTTATTTGTCAATGCAGTAATGTGATTAGCCACCGCCTGCTCAACTTCAAATTCATTGGAATCAATTCTGATTTTTACCATGTTTTTATTTCCCTCACTTTCAAAACCGTCTAATACTTCGTTTCCATCCAAATTTAGCCGGGCCTTTCTCCCTGCTCTTGCACTTGGTACTACAGCCAAATGATTACACCTTATCAGATGTTGTACTGCATCATAAGGTTCACCATCTGGCGTCAAACCAGGAGTTTCCTCTAACTCTACGCTATAACCAACAGACAACTCCCGGAAACCTTTAGTTTCCTGTGGCGAATGGATTATTATATCGCAAGCTACATCAGTATCATTTTTCCTATATGCTGGTGACATTATAGTTCCTATGGTTACTTTATGTGCAGTATCTGCTGTTACCCTCCCACCTTTAGGATGTAATACTGTAATAGGTTTCCCTTTAAAGCTAACGAGAGCATCTTCAGCAAATACCTCATCCGGTGGTCTATATTCGCGCCTTACAGAACCGTCAGGTTGTAGATAAGTATAAATACCTGTTCTGGCCACAATCGGAGAATCAAGTAAAAACCCTTCAGGTGTCGTTACAGCACCGGCAACAAATTGCATACTGTCATATCGCTGCACTTTCCGCATTTTATCACCCCCTCTCATAAAAAATGGATATAAAAAAAGCACTTACAATTGTAAGCGCTTAGATTAACTATAATTCTTATTTTTTCTTTAACAAAAAGCCTGGTATTGAGCTATATTTGATCCCATCACCTCGATACATTCTATTAGAATGTATCACCTCGTCTTTGTCATTGTATTCTGTGATAATCCATACATTAGACACTTCCCTCTCACAGGGCATATTAGTCTTACCGTCATAAAAACTAGCAATACTATACGTACCACCATGCGGAGTTTTATGTATTACTCTCTCTTGAAATTTCTTGGGCTCAATCATCTTTAAGCAGCTCCTTCAAAATCTTATGACGATTAGGATAATATTTAGCAAGTGCTTTGCTACCATAAGTATAATATATCATTATACTTTCTGCAAAATCTTCTTCTGGAGAGTTTTTAGCATATTCATTTACTGGTAGCCCATGTATTTTGGTATCTTCTTCAATAGCCTTTAACCATTTTGATCTAGAAGAAACGCCGCTATATAAAATATCCAACAGATGACCGCACTCATGAAGCAAAATTTCTTGAAGCCGTCCTTCGGGAAGTGCTTCTCTATTGTTGCGCCAGAAAGTAATAATATATTCCTCCGCAGTTGCATATGCATGGGTAAAACCTTGGTATGCCTCAATCCATTTCTCATCTGCAGGGCAATATATATCCAAAATCCTAACTTCCTTTATCCTCTCCCGCAATTTTTCAGGCAAGTTTGCGATCTGTGGCAATAGCTCATCCTTAGTTAAATTTTGCATTTTTTTATTCAAATCTACAGGCATAATAAATTTTATACCTGTATCAGCGTCTAAATCAATTATAGATTTTCTGACTCGGTCTGAATCGGGAACATCATCAAATTTATTAAAGAACCTAAATTCCTTAACTTCATAAGGACTTAATTCAAGACGTTTATTCGCTTTAACTTCTCCGGTCGGAGTTACAGCAGCAGCATTCCAGTTATTTAAATCAATAATTGGAATTGCAATACACCGACATCTATAATCCATTCCTGGATGTAGCTTTGGTGCCGGGTAAATTTTTCTGCCATTGATTTCTCCAATTTTACTATCATTCCAGAAAAAAAGATCTCCATTAAGTTCTGCATGAGATGCACGTACACGTTCATCTTCTGAAGTACGCCATTCATAACAATAAATTCCAGCTTCTTCTTGCCTTCTTTTTGTTGTAACTGCATTCAAATTTCCAATTTCGTTACGAGCAATGAACTTTGCACGATTATCCGTTATATTATAAAGATCTTTTACTTCTTTTTGTACATCCTTGTACAAAGACCCTCGTTGAACTGCATTGCTGACTATAGTCGCTAATTTATCTGTATAAGTGCTAACAATACTATTTACATGTTGAGATTGCTGAGAATACCATTCAGACGTTACAGATTCAAGTAATACTGTATCATTTATAAATACATCTACCTGAAGGCAGTTTCTAAAACTACGGCGCAAATTATCTTTCGCAGTATTATCTACACCTTTCATAACCCGTTTAATACCAGACATCACTTCGGCCTTTACACCACTAACTTCAAGTTCTTCTAACACTTTGCCTGATATACGTTCACTATCAGTAGAATCATACCTTAATACATCTTTCAATGTTTCAATATTTTCTAAAGATAACTTATTCAACATTCTAACCATGGCTCTCAGCAAACGATAATATTCACGCTCTGAGCTTTTTGGATATAAAATTTGTACAGATGGCCGTAGGAATCTAATCGGATTATTCAATTTCATCATCATCACTCAAATTCAACAAACTCCCCTTAATCGGCAGATCATATTTTTCTGCCAAATATGGTCTCACTTCACTTGAATCGAGCAGCTGCGATTCCATTAAAGAATTAATCGTATCTATTTCAACTTTTACACACTCAGCGTTTAACTTATTTGTTTCTGCAACCTCTTTTTCAGTTGGTATCCACAGTGGATTAAATTTAATAGTCCAGTTTTCAAGTTCCCTTCCTCCAGTTGGTCCGTCCTTACACAGCTGAACTGTTTTTATTAACTTTTCCAATTGAGGTTTTAACTGGCGCCTTTGAACTTTACCAACGACATCATTGTAGTAATTTTCCAAATCTCCACGACCCGTACTATTTAAACCAGCTGGCGCACGTCCAAACAACACTGTAAAAGGAATACCTGTCATTGCGCAAATATACTGTCCAAAGTTGTCCAAGACGTCAGGAATTCCTGACATCGGTACATTAAAGACCTGATATTCATCATCTGTAGATAAAGCAATAGTATTTAAAATATTACGTGCCATATCAATTAAATCCAAACGCCGCTGCACCTCTTCTTCACCACGCGGAGTAGCTAATTTAGATCCCAATTCGTTTAGTTTTGTAAGCGATGTGCTCATGCGTTCAAGTGCATGTAATGCTGTCGCCTGAGCTGTATCACATCTATATATTCCTTTTATAAGACCTTCAAGACAACTCATACCGCAACCATTACGACTAATCCGCAAATTTTTCGGTAATAAGTCACCATCAAATATTAACAATCGACTGTGATGAATATAAAGAGGTCTACCACTCAACGGTGGCGTTATCTGATACCATTCTGGCTTGCCAAACTGCTTATCAGTCGGATCATCATTAATCAAATATCCACTAAAATCCTCAATAATGCTTTGCGCATCATATACTTCCATTGATTTTATTGATCTAAGACGATCCCAATTTACTGGTTCCTCTTCAGTCCCCCCATCATCCATAATCATAAAAACACAACTACGGCCAAAGTGCCGCGCCCATGTTAAAGCTTCTGCCAAAATAGATTCAGCAAGCCTTTCATCAAGATATTGAATGATAAGGTTTTCTTTGTCTCCCTCAATTTTATAGCCATTTTTCAAGGCAGCTTCTGCTGGCAAACTCGATATTCTCTGAACCAACCTATTTGACCAAATACCTTCTAAAAATTGGTAGGTTAAAGGTTCTTCCAAAAAGAAACTATTATCTCTAGTATATTGCCGCGCACCTCGGCTAATAAAAGTATTAAAAAATCCATCTGTTCTATCAACAGACTTCTTTTTACTATTGTTTTTCTTCATTAGCTTGTTAAACCTCCCCACGGACTAATGCTCTGCAATTTATTAAAAGCATCACTAGATGCATCAACCATATCATCATGGACGCTCTCAGGAAATGCTTCGAGTTCTGAGAAATACATTTCATTCCAATCAGCGGCGAGGACTAATACGTTGCCAGCCTGCCATTGAGCTGAAAATGGCTCTGAACGTGTAATCTTGTTGCCGCTTGGCCGAACAGCATCAACAGCAAATCCTGTAAAATGCTTAATATAACTTTCGGCTTGTTCTTTGCCAGCTTGACCTGGATCTTGTGGCACCGTAATATATACAAAACCTAATTTGGCACGGTCAATAACCCCTGTATTTTTGGTTATGTTGCGTACTCCGGCAGCAGCTAACTGAACACGTTTTACATCGGCTACAATATAAAGACCGTTATCTGTTTTACCCATTAATACCCCAGCCGTTGCATCAGGATCAGGATTTATTGGAGAAGGAATAGTAGCAGCTAAATCCCATGATCGTACCCAAGCAATTACATTATTCGGAATAGCGTCAACTATCTGGATAGAAGATCGTTTAAAATAAAGCCCAGCCGCAGGTCGTATTTTCCAATTTCCATGTTCTAATCTTTCACGTTCCACAGCACCAAGAGCTCTAAGGTTACCTAAATAACCAGGGTCTTTTTCCATCAAAATTTTATTGTCGGTTAGTTTACTTGCAATAAAAGTGAAACTCTTGACCTGTTCTCTGATAATCTCAGGGGAATGAGCCATAACCGCCTCCGGTGTATCCCCCCAAATGATTTCATCGCCCAACCTGGTAAAATAACGAATCACTCCGCTTCTCTCTGGGATTGGATAACCAGTATCGGCATCCCAATACCATTGAATAAACGGAGCTACCCAGCTATCAGCATCAGGATTGGTCGTTCCACGGATGTATGGTTTCACTCCACATGTAGAACGATTACGTGATAACATGTACCAAAATTGACCGGATGTAAAATGTGTAATTTCATCAAACCCAATCAAAGGAATCTGAGCACCTTGATATGCAAATTTATCCCGTTCAAGTTGCAAGTGAGCGAAAGATATTTTTGATCCAGATTTAAATCTAAATCTAGGTTGTGGATTTTCTACAGGTATGCCGCCAATTGGAACATATAACCCTTTTGCTGTATCCCATAAACCGCCTTCATTTTTTATCTGATTGCTATTTCTACGAAATATAGTTGCACCAAATCCATCGTTATTTGTATGTCTAAGTGATTCTAACAACAAAGCATATGTTTTCCCTCCACCGGCAGCACCTCCATAGAAAGCAATATCAGCTGGGGTTGATAAAAACAGTTCTTGTGGCCCTACTTGTGGTCTAATAATTTTAGGTGCTTCATTAATCATTTTTCACACCACCATTATTATCGCCTCTACCATTATCCGGTAAATAAAAAACAACCGAAGGACCTTCACTTCCATTCAATTGCTGTCCATTTGAATCATCACGTTTTACACGCTCTAACTCTAAACGCTTATTATCATATTCCTTCCGGTGTTTATCCATAGGATTCATTTCAAAATACTTGGCCAAAAAAGCAAGCGCCTTATTCCGGTTTGAAAGTTTAAGTGAAATCCCAAATTTATCATTCTTTATACTTTCAATAACTCCACCATCCAATTTATCAAGGCTTTTTATATTAACGCATTCACCCGAACCAGATAATTCGATAAAATCAGTAATATCAGCAAATGCAATTTGCATATACTTTTCAAGCACATCTTCTGATGATAAAAACATCGCTTCATTACGCATTTTCTTTAATCTTTCAATTTCTACTTTTACTCTATCTCTGTTTAATATCTTATATCCAAGCTGACGCGCATAACGTTCTTGGACGTCATAGCCAGCTCGTAAACATGATATTTTAGCATTATGCGTTTCCAAATATGCCAAAATAAAAAGTCGCTCTCTATCATTCAGTTCTTCGTTATTTTCAACATCTTCAATGATTTTTTTAGCGACTTTTTTTCTCTTCGGAGTACTCCGAATATTCGATTGGAGTACTCCATTAATTTTTTTATCCCAACTATCTTTGCATTTCCATCCAGAAACACTCTTTTCAGGTACGCCCAGCCGTGATGCGATTTCCCTCAATGTAATAAGGCCATTACTCTCTTTATATATTTCATATGCCCGATCACGTTCAGGACTTCTCGCTTTAGGCATCAACCGCCACCTTCCTTTTTCTCTATGTATAACAAAAGCACTCATAGTAAAATGAGTGCTTTTGCATTAATCTTAAATTTTATTCCTCTATAGGCCCTAACTTCCCATAAAGTCGTTGATACTCTCGAGCAGCCTCCAAACTTGGAGGTATATGACGTTTACGTTTCTTTATTTTCGGCGGTCTTCCATCCTTTGAAGCAATTATTTCTGTTTCTTCTACTTCATAACCAGTAGCGCGCCGCCACAAAGCCCTCCGTAAAGCATCATTTTTGCAAACATTCGTTTCTTTTTCCATTGTTTTCTCACCCCAGTTAGATTATAATTATTAGTTGAGATAGCAGCTGCAAAACTGTGGCCACAGACTTGGTGCTATCTCTCTCTGCTGGGAGAGGTTTTCCAGCCTAAGAGTCAGGCGCTCCAACGCCTGGCTCTTTTTTCATTGGCTGACTTACCCCCCCAATTAGCAAATGTGCTTATTGAGAGGATAAGTGAAAATCACTTATTTACTTTTACTGCTTTGTTCCCGGTCATTTCTTCGTAACGCCTGATAATCACGTCACAGTATCTTGGATCAAGCTCCATCGTATAGCATTTTCTGCCGATCTGCTCAGCTGCCATCATCGTGCTTCCGCTGCCGCCGAACAAATCTATTACCGACTGTCCTTCAAGGCTAGAATTGGCGATAAATTTAGCGCACAAGGCTAACGGCTTCATTGTTGGATGTTCTCCGTTCCGGGCCGGTTTTTCGACATGGACTACAGTAGCAGCATCCTCAGTATCGACAACAATATATTCCGGTACCTTTAATACTACCTGACCGATACCAAAGTTAAATGTTACCAATTTCTTGCCATCGACGTCTTCAGTAACTGTCACCGGAAACAGCGAAGGGATAACGGTGCTCTGCCTCCGTCCGCCGTAAAAGTTGTGGCCAGCATCAGGCTTCCATCCGTATAAAATAGGTTCATGCTGCCATTGATAGTCTTGGCGTCCCAGTGTGAACTGATTTTTTGCCCAGATAAGGCATTGCCTTAACGACCAACCAGCCTTTGTCATTGCTCCCCGGAAATCACTCCCGGCGCTATCGGCATGACAAACATAAATCGCACCACCAGGCGCTGTGACTTTTAATAAGTTCTTCATGACTGCCAGCAAGAACTCGTTGAATTCTTCTGCCGGCATATTATCATTTTGGATTTTTAGTTTTTCATCGGTCCCGCCTTGATAATCTACATTATACGGCGGGTCTGTAAATATCATGTCAGCAAGTCCGCCGTCCATAAGCTTCAGCACGTCAACTTCGCTTGTGCTGTCGCCGCACATTAATCGGTGCTGACCAAGCTGGTAAATGTCGCCAAGCTTGCTCTGCGGAGCAACAATTTCAGCTAAAGCAGAATCGACATCAAAATCATCTTCTTTGATGTCCTGTTTTGCATATTCAGCCAACATCTCCGCAACTGATTTATCAGAATAACCTAACAGCCCTGTGTCATAATCCATACTGTCCAGGTCAACAACCAATTGCATCAGCTCATCCTGATCAATGTCCGAAAGCTCTGCAATGCGGTTATCAGCAATCATGTCCGCCCATTCCTCGGCATCATTTTTATAATCCTGCAGATCCACCGGCACAGTTTCGCAACCAAGTAATTGAGCTGCAGCTAATCTGCCATGACCACGAATCACAAAGCCACTTCGTTTTGAAACAGTAATTGGTGCCCGCCACCCATGAGCTTCTATTATCTTTGCTAAAAGCTTCACTTGCTTTTCCGGATGCGTATTCGGATTTCTGGGATTAGGTACAACTTCAGCTATACTTTTAAGCTCGTCATAGGCACAATGTATTGCAATCTCTTTCATTTCTTATCTCCTAAAAAATCGACAATTATGACATATAAAAAGCCGGAACGGATTCACTCTTTTGTGGTCCGCCCGGCTTTTTTACTTTTTATAAAATTTTACACTATTATTTTACCACGGTGTAAAAGATAAAAAGTCCGGGACTAATTGTGAAATTATTGTGAACTCACTTCTTTACTTCTCATATTTAAAGTCAATCAATTTTATCGGGAGCTCCAATACTCCTTCATGGAATGCAACAGCTGCTGTATCAGCCAAAAATTTGTCTAATAGTTCAAAATAAGTTGTCCTTCCGATACCCAGCAGACCAGCAGTTACATCTGGCGACTCCCCTTTAAAATACCGCCGCATAATTATTTCCTGTGTCTTTTGATGCCGATCATCGTCATTTTGTTGGTAATGATATATCATTGTATCCATCACCTTCAGCCAGCGTTCAGGATAATCTATGGTCACTATAAATCCATGTTCATTGGTTATCTCTACTTTCAAAACTTCTTCTGCATTTCTAATAGCAGCATTACCAGTAGGATCAGGCTGCGAGTAACCGATATTACCAGTATAAGAACCTCGGTCCAGCCGTTCTAGTTTTGTTCTCCACACAGCCTGTTCGATAGAATTTCTTTGCCTATATTTTTTATTTATTATATTCAGTGTCTTCCGGCTGATAATGCTCATATATATTTCCTCCGAAAACATGTATTGACCTTAGACATGTTTCCCTCTCTACATCTCAAACTATCAACTTACTTAATTACTCTTCCGTTCAAAATAACAGCCATAATTTCAAATGATTCTTTTGTCTTAGCATTAATCATAGTTTCAACTTTATTCATAGCGTCAATAGCATCAACAGCATCAACCGTTTCAGAATGTTGCCGTAACTCTGGATCATTAGAATATTGATAAACAACTTTATACTCTAAAGCCACATCTTCACGCTCCTTTATCCCAACAAGCAGCACGACGTTCATTACAATTTTTACAAGATCCATCTATTTTAGCCATGCTGCACCTCCATTATTTATTACTTAAATCATATATGACTCCTAAATATGCATCGCCTGTCATATCAATCAAGAATTCATACCCATACACCCTATAAATTTTACATATATCGTTTGTTACTCTTTCCATAGAATATTTTGTTTCTAAACTTAGCTCATCAGCCTTTTCATATATGGATTCCGCTATTGCTGGAGAACAATCAAGACAGTTTCCAATACGACAAATAATTTCAACGTCCTTAGTTCTGTAATCATTACATTCGTCAAAATTAACCCACTGCCGGTGATTACCGCCATTAACTGGCTCATTTTTTTCGTGCCGGTCGCAGTTAGTGTTAGTACAGGGTTTCTCCATAAATTTGTTACTTCGTATGCAGTAGGCTTTATCGTTAGTCATCTACTATTTCTCCTTTTTATTTCCTTTACACAATCAACTATTTCAATTCCAACGATCATTTTATTCACATCTTCCAACGGTATTTCCCAACTATCTTCATCGTCAGCAAATTATACGACGACGTAATCAGGATCAATACTATCCTTAAATGATACTCCTACAAATTCTTTATAATCATCCATACAAGCATCTTCTACTACAGAAAACGTATCCAGACCATAAATATTTCCATTTACATCTAACAACCCATAACCCTTATGTTCTTCAAGTTGAAATGTTACTTGCAGAGTATGTGTTACCGTTCTAGAGGCAAAAAGACCATTATATTTTCTCATTTGTCATCACCTACTTTACCGTCCATAATAGCCCCACAGTTATAACAATAATGCTGTTCAGTAATATCCAACCCGCCGCCAAATACATCTGTTGCGGCATATGCGTTGCAATTAGAACAGTAGTAAGCACCGCCCCCTTCCCAATGCCCATGCTTACGTTCTTCTACTGTAGGGACTTCGTTAATCCAGTATTCAGCACTTTCATAGCCGTTTTTAACCCCTGTAATAAATGGGTCACTTACTGTGATACTATTAATACATTCTTGAAATTTTTCCTTTAAGGCATCTGCATCTATTAATCGCATAATCTATTCACCTACTATTTTTTATCTTTATATTATAATTACTATCCACTTTGGCCATATTATTATAATCATCTTTCCAATATACTTCTTCTACAGCATCCCAAATTTCGTCTTCTGTAGCGTCATTTTCTACGTCTATTTTTATCCTATACTCATTTTTTTCAATAATTGTTGCTATTACTGTTTTCATAATCTATTCACGTCCTTTGCTAATTTAACTAGATATCGGCTCAAACTACGAATCATGTAGTGCATAAGCTCAACTTTACGGCCGATGTTTAGCGTCATATGTCCTGACTTCTTCAATTCTATTATCTTAGCATTTTCCGGATTATATCCCAGTATCCCAATCCCATGCGATATATGGCGGTAAATTTCTTCTTTTGCACTCGGATTATACAAAAGCTCTGTTGGTAAAACTAAATAATTATAATTGCCACAAAAAGATAGTTTTGCCTTACTTTTCATATCCGATAAGCTTACCTTAATTTCATACGATTTGAATTCATTTTTACTATTCATAGTCATAAAATCTACATATTCATCACCATAACCAGCACCCAGGCAAACTTCATAACAACCATATACGCCAGCCTGATCAGCTTTGGCATAATACAACAGCGCTTTTTTAATTTCTTTTGTCAGTTTCGTTTCAGCCATCATTTACCTCCCGGTACTGCCAAAGCCGTCTATTCCTCTATCGGTTTCCGCAAGTTCCTTGACTTCTATCAACACAGCTTCCTCCTGCTTACGCAAGATCATCTGTGCTATACGATCACCTGTTTCAACTTTATAGGGCATTTCCCATGAGCTGCCATTTTTATTAAATTTCATTGCTAGCCTTTTGGCTTCGTACATAACTTTGACTTCGCCTCTGTACCCATTGTCTATAATCCCTATGCCGTTCGGCTGGCGAAGCGGCGTTTTAAACCCGATACTACTTCTAGGTGCAATTTCCACATAATAGCCTTTAGGCGGCTCTATTGCAAAGCCTAACCCAATTAACACCGGTTCTTTGCCAACTTCGACACATTCTCTCGCATAACAGTCCCATGCAGCATCGTCATTATGAGCTTTAGTTGGCATAATACCGCCGTCTAACAATTTAATTTTTACATCAATCATTTTCAAATCGCACTCCTTTACATCCTGCGTCTGGCATACTCTGCCATCAACAAAGCCTCAGCCATGCCATCATGTGATTTTTTGCAACGAGATGTTGGTAATAAACTAACGTCCGGGAACAACTTCCGACACACCTCTATCGATTTCTGTTTATTGCCATTAAGGCCAAATTCTTTTTTCCAAACCTGCGGCCTAACAAGTTGATATCTAATTTCAAGCGCCTGTAATACACCTTCGATAAATCCAGCTGATTTGCCAAAGTTAAACATACTCGTTACTCCTTGCCCTGGCATAGCGCCAACCTGTTCAATACAAGCTACAGCTTTTCGGTCGCATATGCTATTCATAAATTCAACAAATTCTTTATCATCATAGGGATACGCAATTACAAGATCATCATCTATGATTGCATATCCACCTTTTTTACCTACATCTACCCCTATGTAGATCATTGCTATCTCTCCTTATTCGTTATCACAGCCATTTGAATCACTCCTAATGACATTATTAGTTTCAGATATTTTGGTCATAATAGAAGCCCATGCTGTATCCCGATCATCAAATGATTTAAAATATTCTGTTACTGTAGAGGTCATTCCATTACTGCCGGTCTCATAAATCACCCAAATTTTAGGCTCTTTAAAATCAACACTCATATATGTTATCTGATCAATTCTGATTAGCCTCGGTGCCGGAGATTGATCTAAGCTTCTTCTTGTATTAACCAACAAAAAAGCTTTCTGCTCTGAGACGGCAACACCGCCATCAGATAAATTGCCGCCTTCGACAGTAGATTCTTGCCCTATATCTTCGCTGGTCGTTATATCGTCCAGCTGGGTGCTTAATGCAATAGCGAGTTTTTCGGCAATGGATTTCGGCGTTGCACCGCCAATGCTTTCCAAACGTCTTATAAGACTTAAATCTACCTTGCTGGCTTGCGACAGTTCAAATTGATTCATCAGGGCTTTCTCTCTTGCTGATACTAACTTATTTTTATCAATATTCATTTTATTTTTCCTCCCACATAAATTCACATTGACCAGCTGCAGGATTATCTCTTGCGACCGGAACACCTAACCGATGGTATAACTTACGATATCGACACTCTTCAACTTTAATACCTTGTGTACATAGATGACACGATTCAAACGCATGATCTATTACCGTATATAAATCATCAATAGATACTGTCACAAGCTCCTGGGGATTCTCCTTATCAGCTGGTACATATCTCTTATCGTCACTGGTCACATAAACCATTTTGTTATGATTATGACGGCGCTGTACAGTCTGCAGTTGATCCTTATCCAAGCAAAATAATCGTTCTTCTAACACCTTTTGGCAATTAGTTGCTGCAGATCGCAAGCGCTTTCTCCACTCCGATTCAGGTGTTCTATTAGCAATAGCTTCTAATTCTCCCGAGAATGTACCAACCTTCATAGCATCTAACATTTCGTTTTTTGACATATAGCGTTCTTTTTTCATCAAATCACCCTATTTCGATACATTGCCATTAAATTAGAAATTGCCTGACCATCCATATGTATATTATTCTCTGCAGCTAATGTAGCAGCTTTGAGAACTTTACCAAAGAAATCACGAACTATATCGCAACCATGTTGGTCCAATGCTTTTTCCATTGGAATACCGCAATATTTTAAACTGGTCCTTGAGTATTTTTTATTTTTTACCAATCTGTTCATCTCCAATGTGAAGTAATCTTGCGTATACCTAAAATCTATTATTGGTTAAGGCTTTATAAACAAAGGCAACACATATGCCAGTAAAGACAAAGCATGAAGTATATAAAACAATGTAATCAATCATAAGTTAAAGTCCTTTAGGCTAAAAATTCTTATTCCCTTAGCCTTTGCAAAAGCGTACTCAGCCAAACATCCGCGGGATGTTTGCCAATCGTTAGCAAGTAATAATCCGTTACAAGCGTTCAACAGATCTAAACAGATATTTACACCATCGATATAATCAACATCCACATACATATGACCAAAATTAAGTACTGGCGAAACAAATACATAAGAGTTATTGCAATTAGTCGTCAGCTTACGAACTAGATCCTCACACGCTTTTACGTTTACATCATCACCACCAAATGGATGAGCAATATATATCAATTTTTTATCCATAAAAAATACCACTCCCTCCTACGATTCTTTAAAATGCCACCCCAAATGATTGTACCTATCTGCACAATCACACTGTTTCATACCATTTCCTGCCTCTTCAGGGACAAATCCAGCAGACTGACAAATAGGACATTTATTTAGATACTTAGGCAGATATCTCGATATAACATCAAAACTCAAAAAATCTGCTGGCTTTTTATAATAACGAATCTGAGTACCAACCTTTTCACGTTTTAACTTCAGCACAGCTGAAACAACGTCATCAGGAAAAACCCCAATATCAACAAGAGAATGAAATGCAGCTTTAGCAACTTCTTTTTCCGTTTGTTTGGGGTATAAGTCCCAAAAGTCATCAAATGCGTCAGACACTAACTGCTCTTTGGTTTTCCCTGCAGTATTAAGTACTAACTCATATAGTACTGTATTGGATTGTATTGGATTCGTATTCGTATTGGATTGTATTGGATTAGGCGGGCAAATGATTTCACTTGATTTCATTTGATTGCAAGTGTTAGCGTTTGACTTCTCAACACCTGTGGATAAAATCGTCTTTGCTGTAACAGGTGGATCAGGATATTTACTTTTACGAGTTCTAATCTGCTGGTGTTTACCCCAAGTTACCAATTGCAAGTACGGTTGCCCATTTGCTTCATAGCGAACCACCAAGCCTACCTTCGATAACTTATTTAGCGCATCATCAACAGTCGCTTTTGTTATATCCTTCAACGGAAACAGCCTAGATTTAATAATAGGAATTCTGCCATCCATACGTCCATAATCATCACAATTAACAATTAGCCGATAGAAGAACGCTTCTTCAAACCAGCTAAGTTGATCAATTGTAGGGCTGCTGCATATACTTTCTTTTATTATCCGATTACCCATAAGGCCACCTTCAATCCCAATGCTTAGCGAACAACATAATAATCTTTACTCTCGAAAATATCTTCGTATACACTTAGCTCTACCCACTCATCAGAAATCCCACGATCATAAGCGTCTAAACGATTCAGTTCCAAAGATGCCGCAGGATAAAACCATTCTAATGGAGATCCTGGCTTGAACCGCATTACACCACTTCCATCGGATACAATCTGAGCTTGATACCATTTAACCAACTTGCAATAATCGTCAGCAACAGCAATGGTTCTGCAGCTATATTCACTATCATTCATTGGTTGAAGGGTTAGCTGGAATAATCTTGCTTCTACTAATCTAATTGTTCTTATTTCCATTTTTCATCATCCTTTTAATATTTACTCTCTCCGTTGAGTGCTCTCCTCATTCTCGCCACTTTCCCGCCAAGTTTGCTATTTTTCCTACGTAGCATCTTATTCTCGTTTAAGAGAGCCTCAAGAATTGGTTTTAAAACTGGTATATATTTGTCCTCTGGTTCATCTTTAATCATTGCTAACATAGCTTTTATATTGATATGCATAATTACTTTTATCGCTCCATTCCTTCAAACAATTCAGGAAGCACCCTCGCCTTATATACTTTGCTTCTGCGGGTATTTTCTAAGGCCTTGCGAGTTTCGTTTGCCATTCGACATATCAAATTACTGGCATGAGTATTTTTATCTAAAAATCGTACCAATGGCGTTATAACTTCGAGAGTTTCTTTTGCGTTCCGACGTCTTACGCTGTACTCCTTCATCAACCTGCAAATTTTGGTCCGTGTGCTCCTGTTTTTGGGATAATCAATCTCACATTTATGCCGAATATCACAAAAAGCCATATCAGCTTCTTTGATTTCTGTCTGACAAGCATTATCAATGGATTTTATTTCCATTACCAAATCCCTAAAAGCATTGATTATCGCTGCTGCCTTTTCGTAATCGTATTGCATTTCCGCCTCCTAGAACGGTATTTCTTCGTCAAACGGTACGGCCTGACCGAATGCTTCCATCTCACTTTTTTCACCTGTTGGTTTCGCTGTATCCGACCTACGCTCAATAAATTCCACGCTATTAGCGATGATCTCCGTTACCCAGCGTTTTGTACCGTCCTTGGCATCATAACTGCGGATCTGCAGCCGACCGTCTACAAGCAACCTATGCCCCTTATGACAGCCATTACCAATCATTTCAGCAATCTTACCCCAAACCACTACCGGCACAAAGTCAACTTCCTTATTTCCGTCGGCAGACTTGAACGGTCGATCTACCGCTAATGTAAACTGGGTTACTACCTTGCCTGTCTGTGTGTATCTAACATCCGGATCACGAGTCAATCTTCCCATTAAAACAACTTTATTCATATCGCACACTCACTCCTTTTTGATAAGGAAACCATTCAACCACAACGCCTTCAATACTGCGGTGATGCAGCTTTATCCGCCGTTTAATCAGTTTCCTGCCGTTCTTCTTATACCTAGCAGAAAATGTCTGCCAAGGCCAAATTATTCTACAACCGCCTGTCCTTCTTAGTCGTATTTCACCGCCAGCAGGCCTTGATTTATAAAAAGTTCTCCTTACCTGCCCTAGCGGCCATTTTAGTAATATTGCGTTACAAGACATAATTTCGTTATACTTGTCAGGATCAAATATATTCAAAATATCACACAGCCTCTCCAAATATGCCACTCTACTGCTACCTCTGCCAAAGCACAACCAAGATGCCATAGGAAACCTGCAGCGAAAACAAATAATAAAGTGATAATAACTTCACGTTTTCTCATGTACGTTCAACTCCTTTATCCAATAGATAACCATGCTCACGCACTGTGTCATAAAGTGTCTTGCCGCCCCTGTTTATTACATAAGGCAAGAATATCTGATCCATACTCACCATACCAATTTGTATCAAAGCCATCTGAGCTTCAACCCAATCCTTCAGGCACTTCCACGCTGTACGCTCCGCCTGCTCAGCTGTAGCTTTTACATTGCTATTGCGCTTTTTTTGAGCTGATAAAATTTTCTGTACTGCTTCCACGTTGACCGGCAGTGCTATAGGTATTTCGCCAATAGCCGTATCAACAAGAAATCTCAATGCTATAACTTTACCGCCGAAACAATCTTTCTGAATTGACTTAGCCCCGTTGATAATCAAAATTGCTTCTATCTCCGCGGCGGTCTTTAACGGATTAGCCATTGAAGTGTAATTTTTTAAATTCGCCATTATCTCACCCTCTCGTGTGATCATAGTCTTCGAACTTCTTAATCGTCCTAAATATCTGTTTATTGTTAACCCAACGCTGCCGGTACCTTGTTTTATCCAGCGCATTAGGTTTATCAAAAATCATAATGTACGGATCATAGCCAATGTCCCTCAAGGTATACACACGATACAAGTCTTCTTCGTGTGTACTATTAAAGTTTGTTAACACGTAAACGCTACGGTTACGCTGACTGCCTTTCCACACAGATCTGTATTCCTTTAACTTTTCCAGCGTTCCCATATCAGCAGGATTATCCCAAGCAAAGTGAAGCATACTGTACTTGACTTTATTAATAGCAGCGGCTTTTTCGTCTGTCATAAGCCTAATATCAAGCCCTTGCGTGAAGTCTACCCATGCACCGCTATCAGCCAGTTGTCCAAGCAAATCCCGCCATTCAGGAGCCGCCAAAAGGTTAGGATCAAGCAGCTTTATGTGCTTCTGTCCACGCCAAAACTGCGATAAATCAGCAACTTTATACGCTTGTTTTCCCTCTTTTTTCGCAACAATGCAAAATGGACATTTACGAGGACAACCCCTAGTTAAATAACCATATGCCATATTTTTGATGCCATATAAATCATAATCGGGAAAAGCACATTCAATATTCTTAGGCAGTCTACTAGTTAAATCATAGCCAGTTCCGCCTTTGACTACTTTGTCAGCCTGATATGATTGAATATCGTCCGGCGTAAAAGTAAAAACCTTTGCCATATACACAATGTCGTAATGCTCTAAGCTTCCAGCCCATTGGACTGAATGCCCATGACTTTTATGCCAAGCTGATATTTTCATTAGAGCCAGGTTAGGCCAATTATGATTATCTACATCAACAAGACCTATTTTCATATCAATCTCCTAAAACAAATTTATCGGTATATCTGCTTCTGCTGCTTTACAGTTTCAGGGTTAATGTCTATGCCGATATATCGCCATTATTTATCCTCACTTCCGCTTTGAGCAGCTTGTAATTCGTCCTCAGTAAAATCCCCGGCAAAAGCAATTTCGCCCGATTCCAAGTCAACTGTGCGCCCATCAGAAAGTTGTTCAATCGTAGCGGTAGATTCTATTGTTGGGATATCATCATCATCAAACTGTCCTTTGGCAACCGCTTCAGCCGCAGCAATCATGGATGGGGATGCAGATTGATAGTCAATACTCATAACACCCCACTTACCAATCAATTTACGTAAAATGGTTTTACGACACATAGCATCTTTATCATCACGCCATCCCTTGCCCATATATTTGCCTTTTCGGTGTTTCAATTCATGAGCTTCTAATGCTTTTACCGTCATATAAATAGTTTTTTCCATACCATTTACCAAACGAAAATATCCACAATATCCAATGATTGGTTTAACTTCACGCTCATCTTCATTTTCAATAAATTCAATTTCGATATCTTCTGTTAATCGATTATATTTTTTCAGTTCCCCTTCACGAACATCAACAACATTTAACTTCTTATACACACCTGTACGCATGGCCAATTGATACATACCCTTATAACCCATAATAAAAGTAGCTTCCATACGTTTAAATTCTTTTCCATCTTTATCTTTAACTGTATTATTAAATGGGACAATATATGCATATCCAAGACCTGGATCGACAGGCAAATCATAAGCTGCCGCTCTAAGTCCAGCTTGAATAATAGTCATCGGAGCTTGTGCAAACACCTTTTGCAAATTTGCGTCAGCATTTACTAAACTAACTAAGCTACCGGCAAACTGTGCAGATCTTTTGCCAAGCAATTCATTGATTCTTGCCTTAATACCATTGCTATCAAGCATTTCGTTCATAATTAAAGCAACGCTCTTTTTCTGTACATCTTTATTTTCATTAGATTTATTTACTGTAGATAACAACCCACCGCTTGTATTTGCCATTTAAAACACGCTCCTTTATAATTAACCAACTTTAAATACTCTGATTGGATTTCCAATTTTGCTGTATGATTCATAGATTGCAGGCTGTTCTGCTTTCAATCTTTTACTGTCAACAGTCACTCTTCCCGCTTGGATTTTCCATGTAACCTTATCTTCACCTATAATGCCAACCTCAGCATCACCTAACATTGATTTCAATTCATTCTCACTTAACTTCTTTTGTTCCTCAAGTTTACCGATACTTTCTTTAATACTCCGTAGACGCTCTATGCATGCCTTAGCGGCGGTTGGAAGATCAATAGTTTTACCACTTTCTCCATGAAACTTATCAGCAAGAGCATTACTGCAGTCATTACTTCCATCTACAGGCGGCATAGTATTAGTGATTACCATTGACCAAAAATCAACTGCAGCCTTTCTTAACGCTTCAATGTCAGCCGCATTACGTGGCACTTCTTTCCATATAAACTTATTTCCACCAATCAATACAGCGATATACCACTTCTCACAACCAGTAACCATCATGTACCATTGGCATTGAATGTAATAACTATCTGGAAGTTCATCATCATCCCAAACTTTACTGTTAAAGGCGTTAGTCGTCTTACACTCAAGACCTGCGTTCTCACCAATTACCATCCGGTCAACACTGGCAAGCATATACGGATATTCGTCATCCTGCAGCATGCCCCGTCGCTGAACCTTCTTTCCTGTCAGCTCACAAAAACGATCAGCAACAGCCTGCTCTAATACATTGCCCCAATAAACATACTCGTTATCGCTCAAATCTTCCGGTTCAACCTGCCCTGTCTTTTCCATCCAAAGCTGAAACGCCGACTTCCACGGATTAAGTCCCACGATTGCAGCGGCTTCGCTGCCGCCAATACCAGACTTACGCATTTCCAGCCATTTACTACGATCTTGCATTTCCTCAACAGTCATAATCAGTTTTGCCATTTTTATCTATCCTTTCTTCTACAACATAAATAATCTTCAGTCGGAATATATTCCGACAAAACGATAACCGGAACTCCATTTTTGTCGCAAATATGATCGCCCTCACCGATAGGTAAACAATGAGAACACCCTTCACACGTCAGCTCCACATCTTCACAGTCGCAGCGTTCTCCTGCATCTAAATTAGACCCACACTTAGGACAAGTTTTATAAGTCATACTTCATTGCTCCTTTTTCTAAAAATAATGATTATAGAAAACAGCGAAACGATATGCTATAATAAAAATTGGGTAGAAACATATCGTTTCTATGTTTTTTCACTTTATAGGCGCTGCGTCCCTAACACGGCGTCTATTTTTTTATACTTAACGGTATTAAAATCTGGTCTCCTGGTTGTAAAAAACGACCAGCTTTAAACAAATTCTGGTTGCGATCATCTTGGCAAATCTGCCACATAAATTCTCTTATATCCTTGATATGTTCTGGCGCATAACGGTTAGCAATAGACCAGAGAGTATCACCATGATGCACAGTATAAGAAACTACTTCTACCTGCGCTTCAGGCTGGATAGCATCAACAGAATTAGCAATGCTTAAAGCCACCAAAATAACGCCAATCAAAGCAATAATGTATTTCATTACAGTTCACCTCCATATCTAGATTTAACTCTTGCCAAAACCTTATTTTTAGATTTTTGCTTTCTATATTTTCTATTTTGCCGGCGATAACACAAACGATCATCGATACATACCGGCTTATTATTGACATAATGCCAATCAGATATAGCCTTTCCGCATCTGGCACATCGTTGTTTTATATCCCTGGCCATACAACTACCTCCTACGTTTTTTGCTCTTTTTCTGCATCTTTTTTAAACACTCAAAACTGCAGAAACGATAAATCTTCTTCTCTTCTGCGTTCCATACTTTCAGTTCGGTAACTGGTTCAATAGCTGCAGAACATACATCACAGTAATTTTTCAACGCAACCTACTTCTTGCAAAGATCGCATAATGTGCTATAATTGACTTGACCTTAGACATAATTGTCTACTAACCCCTAGAAACCGTTTGTGTACCAGCACAGGCGGTTTCTTTTTTTGTTTCTCGCCCAAAAATACTAAGCAAAGCAACAGCTGCTTCTCTAAGTTCACTTATCAAATGCGAACTTACTCTTGATTGATTTACAACATCACTAATTATTGCCGGTAAAACTCCAACAACATCGCTAACTTCTTTTTGCATTTGCAGTACACCAAAAGCTAATGTTGGGCTTTCTGGAATCAGTCCAAAAATATCGCAAAAAACTACATTTTTCTGTAAATGCTGAACTCTTAACCACGGTGTACGATAAAGATAAGACATTCTTAAAACCGTTGAATCAGGTACCGGCGATAAACCTAATTCATAATTTTTCAGAGTACTCTCTGCCAAAGCTAATTCTTGAGCAGCCTGAATACGTCCAATTTGGCTAAATAATCTAGCTTGTAAATAAGGATTAGCTGTATTAATTGCCATTTTTAGACCTCCTTCATGGTAAAATTTCTTTAGATGTTGTACATGTTTTATGGCGCCGTCTTAAGTCGCGCTTAAAAGTTTCTGCACATTTTATATTGCTGCAAATCCTAATGTTCTGTTTGCTTATATCATCCCAGACGTAGACATGTTCACAGCTTTTAATCTTATGCCGGCAGATAGGACATTCCAATTAAACTCACCTCCTCCTATATCCCGTTCCAGCAATTTAACTAAATCAATGACTTGCTCTATTGATATGGCACCATTTCCAAAATGTCTTTCTACAGCAATTTCACTTCTGCTCACATAATGTTTTTCCATTAAACTCTCACCAGCTTTCCTTTCTTTTTTCATTCTGCTTTACCAAGTTTTTTGATACTTTTTTAGGGTATCTTCTGAATATTGATATCCGTTACCATTGCCAAGAACGTCTTCCCACCAACGTATTCCATATAGAAGCCGCTTGACAGCAAACCTACCAATATCATCATCATGAACGTAGAAGAACAGGTCATGCCTTCCACCTTCTTCATTTTTTTCTAAACATGGTAAAGTAACAACTTCTTCGGCAAATTTTATTCTGCAACTAAATTCATCCAACAAAAACTGTTCAAGGTCTTCTTTGCTATATCCATCTAACGTAGTTGCTGGCCAAACACATAGTTGATTAAATTTTGATTCCATAACAATCACCTCACGCGCTTTCATCTAAAAAATACTCAATTGGAACATTAAAATATGCTGCAATTTTCACTAATTTATCTAATTTTGGTGTATATTTCCCCTGCTTCCATTCTGTTAATGTAGAAGTAGATATACCTGTTTCTTTACTTACCTGATAGGCAGTTACATCATTTTTAGATAAAAGAGCAGCAAACTTCTCGTACATTTTGACACCCCCTTTAAGAAACTCAAATTATTCTTGTTATTATCTCGGAAAACCGATATAATAACATTAATTAACAATGCATCCTTGGCTCGTTTATCCGAACTCATTATTCGGTTTTCTTAGTTTAGTTAATCTTAACTCGGTTTATCGAAAATGTCAATATTTATTTTTCGACTTTCTTAGTTTAGGAGTGATATTTATGTATGAAAAATTTCAAGAGCTACTAGATAAATATGGAAAAACGGCAGCACAAGTAAGCAAAGAAACAGGTGTTGCATCATCCACTTTATCGGAGTGGAAAAAGGGAAAATACACACCAAAATTGGACAAATTACAAAAAATTGCGGATTTCTTTAATGTCCCAATCGATTATTTTAGTACTACAGAAACTAAAATATCTATGAACGATCACCCAGAACGACCAAAAGACCTTGCAAAATTTCTCGAAAACACCGAAGTTATGTTTGATGGTGAAGTACATCACCTGGACGAAGAAGATAAACAGAAATTAAAAAATGCTCTTGAATTTGTCTTCTGGCAAGCAAAAGAAAAAAATAAGCGTAAACCTAAAAAATAGGTCTACGCTTAAATAATCATGTTCAATATATCATTGCGGGTCGAAAATCTTATACTAAAGTATGATACGGCAAATCCATACCAGCTTGCCAAATGCTTAAACTTCGATATTTATGAGTTGGATTTACCTTCAGAAATTAGAGGTTTTCTAATCCGCCCACTAAGAAGAAAATGTATCGTTTTAAATTTGAATTTATCCGAGCTTCAAAAGCAAATAGTTTTATGTCATGAGATAGGTCATGCACGTCTACACTCAGGATATGGTTACTATCTAAGTACAAATAAACCTTACTACGTTCCATGCCGCCGAGAAAACGAAGCAAACGAATTTGCTATCCACCTACTCTCATACAGTCATAATCTTGATGCCGAACAGCTCAAATCATTGATAAAAGATCGCCGTCCTGATCCAATGATAGTTCACCAAATAATAAACGAATTAATTAGCCAATAACAATTGAATGTTAAATAAAATCTATTAGGGGATGAGTCTTGTGAAACATTTCAAAAGAAATGTATTTATTCTTATTACATTATTATTAACATTTTTAGTTGTCGGATGTGGTGGCCCCTCTTCAAAAGAGGAAGCTCAACGAATAGACAAAGAGTATTACCAGCCTGCGAAAAAAATATATTCCGACTATGAAAAAACTCTCGCTGAACTCAGAGAAAAATATAACGATGCAGAAGAATTAGATATTGAGTTTGCCCAAATTATTGACTCTAAGTATATTCCTAAAATATCTAAACTAAAAGAAAAATTGCAATCCGAAAAGTTATCTTCCGATTTAGAAAATCAAAAACAATCTCTGCTAACCCTTATAGACTCCTTTAACGATTTATTTAAACACATGGCATTATTAAAAGACAAAACCAAAATAAATCACGAAAATTTTATGACTGATTTGGAATTCATATACACCAATATATTTGACAACAAACTTAAATACGAAAATGAATCATCAAAAATAATTTTTGGAAAAGGTACATATGAATTAAATCTAAATAATTTCAAAAAAATTCATAAAGGAGACTCTTATTTGAAAGTAGCCAGCTTATTTAAAATGCCGGGTCAATTGACCAATTCAAACGAGAGTAACACGGCTTTAATCGGTCATCGTAAACTAGAGCATTACTATTGGGAAGATAACGGTGCTTTAGTAAGAATTATGTTTGAAAACGATAAAGTTTATATGTTAGAACAACGTGGTCTAAAATGATAGATTCACTATTCCAAGACACTATTTTCACATTTTTTATGAATCTAACAATTGGTATATTTGGCAGTATAGCAGCAACCATAATTATTTTCTTTCTAGGTAAATTTTATAACTACAATTCTAAAGAAAGAATTATGTATCAAATTGAATTAGCATTAAATTATGTTCATCAAATCGAAAACCATTGTAGATTTCCATCCGATTATGAAATAGTAATTCACTGTGCAGAAAAATTACATCATTGTCTATTTGATATTCATCAGAATATTTATCCATTATCAATGCCATTTAGATATACTGATAAAAAATTTATAAGAACCATGCTTTATGACAGTTTTAGAAGATGTGAACTTGCAATGTTCACTACAGTTGGTTATGATGGCGACGCCGAAAAAGAAGCAAGATTACGCAAAATAGAAAACTATTTTTATGATTCTAGAGTTAACGATAACAATATTTCTGTCGTAAGAATCCATATTGAGCTTATAAAGGCGTTAATAGAAAAAGAAAATATTACTCAAGCAATTATTGAATGCAAAAAATATTGCAGCATAAATAATTATGATGCTCTGATAGAAATCAACTCTTTTACGACAAAATCATATAATAATATCATTCAAAAAGATGGATTATACCAACATGAATACATACAGCTTATGAAAAACTTCAAAAATTCAGGAGGTCCTGACATATGAAAAAGATACTGGCGTTAGTTTTTATTCTGATGTTATCAGTTTCTTCCATCTGCAGTGCTTTTGAACAGCCTGATCCTGATAGATGGTTTTGGATTGGCTCTGATGATAAAATTGGATTTTGGTTAGATGCTCAAACAATGGAATTCGAAAAAGAATACTCTGACAGAATAACTAGAGTATGGGTTCTAACTTATACTGCCAAAGATGATACTTCTACTAAAAGCCTTTGGGAATACAATTTAGACAAAAGAAAACTTAGAACATTATCTGATGTTGTATATAACTCTTCTGGTGATGTTATATACACAAAAAAAGTACCCGGTCTTTGGGAAGCAGTAATACCAGGTACATGGGGTGAATCCATAATGAAATTTATGAACTTAGCCTATGAGTTCCAAGAAAAGCAAAAATCTGAAAATAAATGATCAATATTTTATTTGCAATTTTTCTCTTCGGTGTTTTATGCGCTATTTGCGCCAAAGGTATTTACCGAGCAATAAAATATAAACAATCCTTATCAGTCAAAGAATATGCACTGCTTACAGCTTTGGTGATAGGTATAATGATTGCTCTTTATGCTAGTGGTAATAGCATAATAAAAAACAACTAAAATAAAAAAGGATAAATTATGAACCTACAACAGGAATTAAACGCTTGGATCATAAGAAGAATAATAGAACTTTCCATCAAACATGGGATTTCAATACCTGAACTAGCTCGTAAAAGTGACCTTTCCACAACAACCATCCAAAATATCATTTCAGGGAAAACAACTCCCAAGCTTGAAACAATAGTCTCTATTGCAATGGTACTATCAGGAACATTGGATAAATTTTTTGAAACAGTTGATGATAATATCGCCACCGAAGTCCAAAAATATATAAGCAACGACTATAAACTTTAAATATGTTCTAGGCCTCAAAAAGCAATTTGCAATTTTTGCATAAGGAGTAGCTCTGACGATAAATAAAAAACTTGAAAGAAGTAATTGCTAGTGACTTTACGTAAAGGAGCCGCTTAGGTATGGTTAATAAAGACTTTAAATTTTTAATCTACAATTCTGCAAATGAGAATATATCTATCAACGCCATAGTCAAAGACGAAACTATATGGCTTACACAAAAAGCTATGGCAGAACTCTTTGGAGTTAACACCCCTGCGATCTCTAAACATTTAAAAAATATTTTTTCTGAAAAAGAATTGGATCAAAAAGTGGTTATTTCCAAAATGGAAATAACCACTCAACATGGTGCATTGGAAGGCAAGACCCAAACTAAAGAAACTAATTTTTACAATTTAGACGCTATTATCTCCGTTGGTTACCGAGTGAACTCCCACCGCGCTACGCAATTCCGCATTTGGGCTACGCAGGTTTTGAAAGAGTATATGATTAAAGGCTTCGCTATAGATGATGAACGTTTAAAGCAAGGAAAAACAGCTTTCGGCAAAGATTATTTCAAAGAATTGCTGGAACGTATCCGTTCTATTCGTGCCAGCGAACGCAGGATATGGCAACAAATAACTGATATTTTTGCTGAATGCAGTATAGATTATGATAAAAACTCCCCCATAACCCATGATTTTTATTCAATGGTACAAAACAAATTTCACTATGCCATTACCGGTAAAACCGCTGCTGAAATAATTTATAATTCTGCAGATCGAAATAAAGAAAATATGGGACTTACAACGTGGAAAAATGCACCCAATGGAAGAATTTTGCAATCTGATGTAACCGTTGCTAAAAACTACCTGACGGAAAAAGAAATCAGACGCCTTGAACGTACCGTAACCAGCTTTTTTGATTATGTTGAAGATTTAATCGAAGAAGAAAATACATTTACAATGCAGGACTTTTCACAAAGCATCAATGCTTTCCTCTCTTTCAGACGTTTTGAAATTTTACCAAACAAAGGTAAAGTTTCAAAAAAAACTGCTGATCAAAAGGCTATAAATGAATATGAAGAATTTAATAAAACTCAAAAAATAACTTCAGACTTTGATAAAACGGTCCGTAAAATGTTGAAGGGGAATAAGTCATAATTTTAACTGTGACAATTTGTCACAGTTTGAAAATGTAAGACGCTTTTGATAACTCAAAATAATGAATTATCAAAAACAATACATCCTCAAAACAACAGAAATAAAAAGCAGCCCACATGGGCTGCAATTATATATCTATATTATCAGAAATACTATCGTCAAGATCTAATCTTAATTCGCATAACTTAATGATTAAATATTTCAAGTCATCCTGATTTATTTCTATACTTATGTTATTTTCTTCTAATGCGGTTTTTAGATCTATAACTTCAGTGTTCCATAAAACGGTTAATCTATCTATTTTATTTCTTGTTAGCAGCATAATCCCACTTCTCACGAAAATAACATTATACAGAAATACAGGAAAAGCAACTACACCAGCATATTATAAAAGCATCGTTCCAATCTTAATAACTTTTACGATAACTATAATAATACGGCATGCCCTAGAGTAATTGCTTGACAATTTTATTTTAACATAAAAACAATAAGCAATACAATACAATTTTCCAAGGAGGCTATATATTATGAAATTAGTTAAATTTAGAGTCTGCAATTTTCGCTCCATAAAAGACAGTACGTGGATTGACTGTTCTAATGTAACGAATATTATTGGCGTCAATGAAGCGGGGAAGTCAAACGCCTTACTTGCATTATGGAAGCTAAATCCAGCAAGTGGAGGGGAAATAAATTTATTGGAAGATTTGCCAAGAAATGACTACTCGGATTTAAAAAACAAATGCGACAAACTGCCTTTTATACAAACCTACTTTCAAATCGATGAAGATGATCCGCTGTTGAATGAACTAACAGATATAACCAATCATGATGCCAGTGAACTTAATTTACTCTATATTGAGCGATATTATAATGGCTATTATAATTATGAATTTCCGAATGAAAAGAACGATACAGAACTAGATATCAGTGATTTAAAAGAGATTATCAATGATAAATTTTCTAAAATCAATGATATAAATGCTTCCGTACACAAAGAAGAAAAATTCAAAGCAGCTGTTGTTGCCGCTTTAAATATAGTAAAAACGAATCTAAATGCATGCGAAAAATTAAATAAAGAAGGGTTATTTGAGATAAAAGAGATAGTTTCTATTTCACAAGAACCGAGTGCAAAATCTGAAATCGAACCTATTTTATTAGAAATTCAAAATATTTTAGATAAAAAGATATCAGCATTAGAAAAACCACCTATTAAAAATGATGAGGTATGGAAAAAAGTAATTAACGCACTACCATCCTTTGTATACTATTCAAATTATGGTAATCTTGACTCTGAAATATACCTTCCCCATGTAATTGAAAATTTAAACAGGACAAAAGCAAGAACATTGAAAGTTCTATTTGAGTTCATACGTTTAAACCCGAAAGAAATATTAGAATTAGGTGAAGATAAACAAAATTTAGCAAAAGAAGAAATAGAAATATTAGCTAAAAAGAGAGAGGAAAGAACCGTCCTACTAAATTCAGCTTCCTCAAAATTGACTTCTGAATTTAAAAATTGGTGGAAACAAGGAAATTATATTTTTGATTTACGTGCTGATGGTAAATTTTTTAAAATTTGGGTTTCAGATGAAAAACGCCCTGAAAAAGTAGCACTTGAATCACGAAGCACTGGTTTACAATGGTTCTTAAGCTTTTATTTAATTTTCTTAGTAGAAACGCAAAATAAATTAAAAAATTCTATTATATTACTTGACGAAGCTGGTTTGTCCTTGCATCCATTAGCCCAAAAAGATTTATTAAACTTTTTTAAAAGTTTATCTGAAACCAATCAGATTATACACACTACACATTCTCCCTTTCTAGTAGATACTGATAATATAGATAACGTAAAAATTGCCTATGTTGATGATAATGGATATACTGTATTATCTAACAATTTAAGAGCTAATACTGATCCAAAAAAAGATAATTCTATATATGCAGTGCATGCAGCATTAGGTCTTAATGTTTCTGACGTTTTACTTAATGGTTGTAATCCAGTCATTGTTGAAGGTGCTTCTGACCAATACTACTTCAATGCTATAAAAACCTTACTTATTTCCAGCGGCAAATTCACACCTTCAAAAGATATCATTTTTATGCCAGCTGGTGGAGTAAAAGGCGTTGCGGCAATAGCCAGTATTATATCATCTAATACAAATTTACCTTTTGTGCTTTTAGACTCTGATGCTAGTGGTAAATCATTTAAAAATAAACTTATAAAAGATTTATACAAAGATGAACCAGGAAAAATTATATTATTAGGTGACCTTACGAAAAAAGAAAACATCGAAGTCGAAGATATTATTCCATTAAATTGTCTCAGTAAAGCTATAGATAAATATTTCAGAGATGTCGATGAATTTGATTTTGAAGATATCTATGATCCAGCGATTCCTTTAATCACACAAATAGAACAAAATGCTGAAAAATATAATATTGAATTACCAATTGGCTATAAAGTTGAACTAGCAAAGGCAGCTAAAAGCAAAATATTAAAATTAAAAGAAAATGATGATGTAGAAAAACAGAATATTTGGTTAGCTATTTTCAATCAAATTAATCACTAATAAAATTTGCAGCTCTTTCGGAGCTGCAAATTTTGACCTACTATATACAAACATACGTTTAAGGAGAGATCGCCAATGCCAGTAGCTGTCTATTGTCGTGTCAGCTCTGAAGAACAAGCTGAACGTGGAACAATCGAAATCCAAAAAGAATTCGCAGCTAAATATGTGGATCTATATCAGTTAGAAGTTTTCGACTATTACTGTGATGATGGTATCAGCGGAACAATACCTGTTGAAGCACGTCCGGAAGGTAGCCGTTTATTTAGAGATGCTAGAGAAAAAAAATTTGATACAATCCTTTTTTACAAAATCGACCGTCTTGGCCGTAAAGTACGTGTAATTCTCAACGCAGTACATGATCTTGAAGAACTCGGTGTAAGTATACGCAGTATGACAGAACCTTTAGAAACAGAAACCCCGACCGGCAGATTTATGCTTACTTCGTTAGCTGGAATATCGGAATTAGAACGTGACACGATTTTATCCAGAATGTGGGCCGGCTCCCAACGTGCCGCCAGACTCGGCAACTGGCTCGGAGGTATCGTCCCATTTGGTTATCATGTTGTTGATAAACAGCTACGGATTTCAGATGATATAATGCCAGGATGTAATTTATCTGAAGCCGATGTTATTCAGTTAATTTTTGACTTGTCCGGAAATCAAAAAATGTCTGCAATAAAAATATCCGATTATTTAAATGCACTGAATATCCCTACCCGCTATGATTTAAACGGCATTAATGGAAAACGTAAAAAGAATGCTTCGTCCATTTGGTATCCTAGCCGAATATTATCGATAATAAAATCAACAACCTATAAAGGTACCCACAAATACGGCAAACGTGCTACAAACAAAAATAGTAAAATAATACTTAGACCGGTCCCAGCTATAGTAAGTAATGAGCTATGGGAAAAAGCCAACGAAGCTCTAAAAATAAATCAAATTACCGCTATGAGAAACGCCGTTCGGGAATACTTATTACGGGGCATTATCAAATGCGGTAACTGCGGCCGTACTTATATGGGTACCGCTTATTCAGGCAGCGGACGTAAAAAAATCCCCTACTACGTATGTAA